ATTCTTGTCGGTATTGGGATTGCCACGGGCGTCCTTGTATTTATGGCTACTTTTGTGAATGCGGCGAGTGCCGACCAACATTTTTATTTATAGGAAGTATGATGGCTACTGCAAAGAAAAAGGTGCCCCCTAAAGCCGTAAAAACCCCAAAAAGAACGGTACAACAGGATGTTGCGGAAGCCCTCAATCGACTAAATCTGCACGAACATGAATGCGCTTTGCGCTATAAATCCATTGAAGAGCGGTTATCCGCTGGCAGTGAGAAGTTCGACAAGTTAGAAAAACTAGTCTGGGGGGTTTACCCCTTTATTTTATTGCTATTTGTCGTCGAGAAATTTGGCGGGTAGGGTAAAAATATGATTATATTCAAGAAGATAGGTGAGTATTGCTGGAGTTATATGCAGGGTGCCACCGTTGAACAAATAGGTATGGCTGTTAGCGGCATCGCACTGGCTATGCTTGTACTGGCTATCCTATGAAATTTGACAAGTTAAAAGGACTGATAGGGGGTATTGCGCCCACCATCGGTACGGCTATGGGAGGCCCTCTGGGCGGCATGGCGGGTCAAGTCTTGGCAGGGGTACTGGGTTGTGAACCGACCCCACAGGCCATCGAGACAGCGTTTGAGACGGTAACCCCCGAACAGCTTGCGGAGATCAAGAAGGCCGAATTGAAGTTTGAAGCCAAGATGAAGGAACTCGACGTTGATCTTTTCAAGCTGGAAAGCAAGGACAAGCAGGACGCCCGTAAGCACTTTGCCCGTGACTGGACGGCTAAATCTATTGGTCTGATTATGGTTCTGTTTTTCTGCGCTTATATCGCCATGATCACCATCATGCCGCCAGAACAAAATAGCATGGAACTCATTAATTTGGTGCTAGGTTACATGGGTGGGCTGGTGTCCGCCGTTATTAGCTTCTATTTTGGGGCTTCATCTTCAGACAATGGCAAAGCAGACTAATAATTTTGAACTTCTTCAGGAAGGCAAGGGCGTCAAGGGCACGTCTATCGGTCGCGGCGCGTTCAAAAGGAGCACCATGAGCAAGGCTCAGAAGCGCAACCACAAGCGGTACAGGGGTCAGGGCTGATGGCTGACAGATTAATTGAGATGTTGCGCAGGCACGAAGGGGTCCGCAACCATGTTTATCTTGATTCAGAGGGCCTCGAGACCATCGGAGTCGGCAGGTGTATCGCAGAGGGATCATTGGGGCTGTCTGACGATGAGGTGGACTATCTCTTGGCTAACGACTTAAAGCGTTGCATTGAGGAGCTAAAGACGTTTGACTGGTACGAGAAGCTGGACCCAGTGCGTCAGGACGTGATGATTTCGCTGTGCTTTAATCTGGGCCTTACACGCCTGCTTAAGTTTGAGAAGGCGCTGGCAGGTATGGAAAACAGCGATTGGGAGACCGCACGCGCTGAGTTCATGGACTCGCGCTGGAGTACCCAAGTGGGCCAGCGTGCAGTAGAATTGACCGATATGCTTGTCACGGGTAAATATCTGGGTGCCTAAACATGTCCTTTTTCCGACTGGCCCTCAAACCGGGCATTGACAAACAGAACACCGAGTATGGCGCTGAGGGCGGCTGGACGGACGGCGATAACGTCCGTTTTCGCTATGGCCTGCCTGAAAAGATAGGCGGTTGGCAGGAGTATAACGGTGAATATCTGGTTGGGTTTGCCAGCGATATATTTTCTTGGACGTCACTCAATGGCACCCCCTATATGGCGGTTGGGACAGACCGAAAGCTGTATGTTGAAACAGGTGGTGCCTTTGTTGACATTACTCCTGTTCGTGAAACAACCGCCGCCGGTGATGTGACATTTTCAGCCTCTTCTGGGTCCACAACAATTACAGTTTCTGATACTGCTCACGGCGCTATCGAGGGTGACTTTGTTACTTTTTCAGGGGCAGTTTCTCTGGGCGGTCAGATAACCGCAGATGTCCTTAACAGTGAATACGAAATTACCTCAATTGTTGATGCCAATAGTTACACTATAACTGCTCCGGTAAGTGCCGATGGTTCTGATACAGGAAATGGTGGAGGCGCAGTAGTTGGCGCGTACCAAATTAATGTCGGTTCTGACATTAGTTATTTTGATTTTGGGTGGGGTGTAGGTGCATGGGGTCTCGAGACGTGGGGAACTCCAAGAACAGCCGGAGCAGGCGTAGCACTGTCCGCAAGAATCTGGCAGTTTGACATATTTGGGGAAGACCTAATTTGTCAATACACCGATGGCGCAACCTATTACTGGGATTTAAGTGCAGGCACTAGTAATCGTGCAACAGTTCTTTCAAACGCTCCAACTTCCAGTAAGTACGCTATCATATCAACCCCAGATAGGCACCTCGTTCTTCTTGGCACGGAGACCACAATAGGTGATGCCGCCACACAAGACCCAATGTTTGTGCGTTTCTCAAACCAAGAAGACGTAAATACATGGGCGGAAAGTGCCACTAACACTGCGGGTGGACAACGTCTTTCGGACGGTAATCTGATTGTTAGTGCGTTGCGATCTCGAGGTCAGATACTGATACTCACTGATACTTCGTTACATGGCATGCAGTTTATTGGTCCTCCCTATACTTTCGGGTTTAACCAGCTTGGCGCAAACTGCGGATGTAGTGGCCCCCACGCCGCAATTGATGTGAATGGTGTGGCCTTTTGGATGGGCAAGGAAGCGTTTTATGTGTTCGATGGTACAGTGAAGAAACTGCCATCCACTGTCCAAGATTATGTCTTTGAGGATATCAACCTCGTGCAGTCGTACAAGATTGCCGCTTCCTTGAATAGTCAGTTTAACGAAATTACATGGTTCTACTGTAGCGCAGGCAGTAATTATGTGGATCGTTGTGTCACCTACAACTATCTGGAGAATGTATGGGCAATTGGGACCCTGTCTCGCACCGCATGGCAGGATGTAGGGGCCTACGATTATCCGATGGCTACCGAGTACCTTAGAACCAGTACCGCAAATACCATAGATACGATTTACGGCCTGACCGCAGGCAGAACGATGGTCTATCAACAGGAGTTTGGCAAGAACGCCAATGGCGATCCTATGACCGCCTTCATCACCTCCGGCTATTTTGACATCGGTGACGGTGATCAGATGATGTACATGAAGCGATTTATTCCTGACTTCAAGGACCAGAACGGAGACCTGACGGTACACCTTTACCTGCGTGCCTACCCACAGGCCAGTGCCACCTCAAGTTCGCTTGATCCCTATGTCATTACGCCTACCACGCAGAAGGTTGATACCAGAGCGCGTGGTCGGCAGATTCAATTAAAAATTACCAGTGATGAAGTGGATACGTCGTGGCGCTATGGCACAATGCGCGTGGACATTCAACCTGATGGCCTACGATGAGCAAGATACAGAATGTCCGATTACCTAACGCGGCGACAGGCGAATACAACCCAGAGCAATTCAACCAACTGGTGCGGTCGCTTGAGCAGATTATTTTTCAACTTAATTCTACTTACACGCCAGTTACTAGCGAGAATACACTGTCTGCCGTGTCGTGGTTTGAATCCCGTGGCGGAGAGGACGAGTCAGTGGCAACACCAATAACCTTCCCATCGAGTTCGCTAGATGCTTTTGGTAGGCTCGTCACTGTCCAGCCGTATACGCTTTTTGACAGTCAGAACAGGTATGCAATAGACAGCCAGTTCGATACCGCACTTACCGGAAGTGGCACGACAACTTACCTTTCCAATGAGTCGTCCGTCTCTCTGGATGTAACTACCACAAGCGGAGATCAGGTTGTCAGACAGACCAAAAGAGTTATGCCATACCAGCCGGGAAAAGGGCTTGCTGTGTTGGCAACCTTTGTCATGGGCGACGCAAAAACTAATTTGCGGCAGAGGGTAGGCTATTTCAGCGAAGAGAATGGCGTTTTCTTGCAACAGAACGACAGCACGGTTTCATTTGTCCTGCGATCCAATTCAAGACCAACGCCCGGAACGCCGAGCGATGTCAGAACAGTTGATCAAGCGGACTGGAACGGCGACAAGATGGACGGCACCGGCCCAAGTGGCAGAACGCTTGACCTGACAAAAAATCAAATTTTGTACATGGATTTTGAGTGGCTTGGAACAGGCGATGTTCGTTGTGGATTCTTTGTGGATGGTCAGTTGGTTGTCTGCCATACCTTCCATAACGACAACGAGTACACTTCGGTTTACATGCAGACCGCAATTTTGCCTGTGCGGTATGAAATCACTAACACCGGCACGACATCTAGCTCGACCAGCATGAAGCAGGTTTGCTCTTCCGTAATTTCAATGGGCGGCTATGAGGAAAATTCCTCCAAAGGGTTTGCACGTAGAAGTTCCGCCCTTTCCTCAATCAGCACAACTTTCCTGCCTTTGATTTCAATCCGGTTGGCTTCTGGCTATACTGAAAGTGTCGTGCTGATTGATAAGCCAGTCGTTTTCCCTGTCACATCACAAGACTACGAAATTATTCTGTTGAAAAACCCCACATTGACCGGGGCGTCATGGGGAGCGATTCCCAATAGCTTTTCGGTCGAGTTTGATCAGTCTGCAACGTCTTACACCGGCGGAACGATTGTTTCGCAAACCTATTTGTCTTCGACGGTTCAGGCGGGAGGCATGACCGACGAGCTTGCCGATTACAATTGGGACCTTCAGTTGGGGACTACGATCAGTGGCACAAGCGACATCTACACCATTGCAGTGCGTACACTCTCAGCCACTCCCTCGGGATCGGCGTGGGCGTCACTGTCTTTCTTTGACCTGACGGACTAAAGCGATGGCGAACAGATATTTACATAAAGTAAGCATCCCGAGCGCGGCGACAGAAACCACGCTTTACACCGTGCCTGCCGCTACCACTGCGGTTGTCCGGTCCCTGCGCGTGACCAATGCGTCTTCAGGGGCAAGCCTGCTGACCGTGACTCAGTACGACAGTGGGGATGCCACGGCGCATTATGCTTTGCGAAACAGAAGTTTAGCGGTAAGTACGTCGCTGGACGTGTTCAACGGGGTGCCTTTCGTGATGGAGGAGGGCGATGTGCTGAAAGTCACGTCTTCCGAGGCTTCCGTGACGTTTTACCTGTCCTACATGGAAGTGGACAGGACGTAGTAAAAATCGCATAATGCTAGTAATTTCGCGTCCTCTGGCGCGCCGACCCTTGTGGTCCAGCAAAAAAATAACACTTAAACAGGTGCAAAAATGGCTGAAATGGCGATGCCGGGGATGATGATGCCCTCCCCGCAAGATGAGATGACCCCCGAGAACTTGGCGGCTTTTGAGCAAATGCGTCAGGATGTCTCGCCAACTGAATTCAACGAAGAATTGCTTAGTGCGGCCTCGGAGGCCGATCCTGTTGCCGTTGCCGAATTCAAGGCTGAACTGCGTGACCTAAACCTGCCCCCTGAAGTGCTGGACGTTCTGAACCAGATGGTGGACGAAATTCTGGCGAATCCGGGTGACTACGCCATGATCCGCTCGAAGTACATGGCTCAGGACATCCCAGAAGACCTCCTGCCGCCGACCTTCGACCCGGAATTTTTCGGTGCCTTAAACCTTGCCATTGACGAGATTCGCGCCACATCTGGCATGCAGACCCCTCCGATGGGCTTTGCCAA